TGTTTCTTACGTGGAGTTATTAGACTAGGAGTTTAAATGCCACGAATAATTAAATCAGCAAAAGGAAGTTTTACTGCTGCAACTATAACTGTAGATGGTTCAGGTAGAGTTATTGCTGCAGCCGATGGATCTGCGGGCGGAAAAGGTTTTGTTTATGCCACAGGGGCAGCGAATAATGAAACTGTAACTTACACTGCATCACCTCTAGCAACCGGGGACATATACGGGGCCCTTGTTGGCGGCGGGGGTGGCGGAGGCCAGGGATCGGGGACAGGCGGCGCTAAAGGCGGCCGTGGGGGCTTTGGAGTTTTCTTTGGTGCTAGTCCTTCTGGTCCTTATAATAGCACGGATGCAGTTGCTGGAGCTGCAGGAACTTTTGTTGCTGGAGCTAACAATCAAGGTAACTCTGGAGCAGCGTCAAGTTTTGGTAATTTAGCAACAGGTAATGGTGGTCAAGGTGGTTTTGGTTTTAACAACACTGCAGGCAACGCTGGAAGTTTTTCAACTAACTTAACTTCTTTATCAAACTTTTCATCCCCTTCAGGTGTAGGTATTTTTGGTGGTTTAAATTCAGTTATTAATCCAAACAGACAACCCGGTCAAAACCCAACAAGTGTAAACATAGCTAACTTATTTCCGCAAATATCTAGAAGTTTTAGGGATCTTGGTGAGGGTGGACAGGGAGGTCCATCTAACAGTACGTCATTTGATGGTGGAGGCGGTGCTGTTGTTATTTTTGAAGGTCAATAATGGCAAAGGTATACATACAAAAATCAAATAAAGGAATTATTGCAGTTGGAATTACAGCTGATGAAATTACTGCAATGGACACAAAATATGGATCTTATGTTTGTTACACATCAACTACAATTAATGATGATGATGCTTATGATCTTAAATATGTAAAAAAACAAGTTGATGAGTCTGCAATCGATTTAGATGATTTACCAAATTCAATTTCTTTTATAAATGAACAAACATCTTGGACAAAAGAACATTATGAAAATTTTGGCCGTTATTGGACAGACTTTAGTAAAAAAGTCCCAGTTGAAGACAAAGTTAAGGTTCAAACACATATTCTTAACGATATAGATAATATAACTTTTCCACAAAGTAAGTCTCCAATGCAATATTTACACGATAAAGGTCAAGCCGTCTCAGGTGAGTTTAAAAATTACTAGACATATTATTTCTTTAATATAAAATATCTTTTTTTATGAAAGAGATCACTTTTCTTGCTGGCGATGATTATATTGCTATGTCTAATCATCCACCAGAACCTATAAAATTTTCATTACCAGAGTGGTATAAAAAAATGGACCCTGGAAAACTAGTTGATGTATCCGCTGGAGATAAACGGGGTAGAACGGTAAAATCATGTGTGCCTTTTTTAGATGCTCTTACAACAGGATATGCTTTAAAACTACCAGTTGATTATCATCTACGAATTACAAAACAAGAAAATCAAAAGTTTAAAGTTGAGATGGGACCACTTTTTCAAAACACAGGTTTAGCTGGCATTGATGATTATTTAAAAAAAATAAACGCAGATCCAAGTATTGAGTATCATGGTTCTAAGCAAATTGAATATAAAGAACTACAAGAAAAAAATTATAATGTGAATTTTGGAAAATTTCTAAATCCTTGGGTAATTAAAACTCCTTTAGGATACTCTTGTTTATTTGTTCATCCATTAAATAATCACTCTTTACCTTTTGAAATTATAGCAGGTATCGTTGATACTGATACTTTTAATCTTCCTGTTAATTTTCCATTTCATTTAAATAAAGAAAAATTTCCAGATGGTGTGGATACGGTTATAAAAGCGGGAACTCCTTTTGTTCAAGTTATACCTTTTAAAAGAGATTCTTGGAAAATGAAAATAAAAAAATTAAATTTTAAAGAATATTTTAGAGAGGTGGGTCGATATAATTTACAATGGCTTCACTGGTATAGAAAGTTTAAATGGTTTAAAAAGGAGTTTAAATGAGTTCTTTATTAGATCATATAGAAATATATGATGATGTAATGAGTAGAGAGGCTATAGAAAATTTTCTTAGTTTTATTAAAAAAAATAAATTTAATTTAGCGGGTGTTGTAAATGATAAATCTAAAACCTCTTATGACAAAAAATCTAGAGACTGTTATAGTTTGTCTTTATCAAACGAAGATAAAAATTTAGCTATTGTTCATTGGGCTAATTTTTATTCTAAGTTTTTTGTAAAACAAATTACAGAATATAAAAAAAATTTAAATTTAAATTATCTAACTATGAATAAAATAACTAGTATAGAAGTTTTAAAATATAAAAAAGAAGGTCACTTTCATCCTCACACAGATCACAATCCGTTTATACCTAGAACTTTAAGTTGTATTTTTATGCTTAATGATGAGTATGAGGGAGGAGATTTACTTTTTTATGATCCATCTGGGAAGGATAATATTTTAGAAATAAAACCAAGAGCAGGTAGATTAATGATTTGGCCAAGTAATCATTTATTCCCTCACGCTGTCTCTCCGGTTACAAATGGTGAAAGGTATACGATAGTATGTTGGGCACTATAGGAAAAGATTTTAAATATAAAATTATAAAAAATTTTTTAACAGAGGAGGAAAGAAAATTATTATCTCTTTATATAGAGCTTTTTCATAGACATAATTATATGGATAAAGAATCAGAGGGTAACACTATCTTATCGTCTAATTTAGATACTTATCAATATGGAGATTATTTAACGGATAGTTTAATGATTCTTAAAAGAAAGTTAATTGAAAAAGAAGTTAATAAAAATTTATTACCTACCTATACTTATTTTAGAGTTTATACTCACGGAGCTTTTTTAAAAAAACACAAAGATAGACCTTCTTGTGAAATATCCGTAACTATTAATATTAATAGTGATAAAACCCCTTGGCCTATTTACATGGATGGTCGTCCAGTTCAATTAGAACCTGGAGAGGCTTGTGTTTATCTCGGAGAACAAGTTGAGCATCATAGGGAAAAATTTTTAGGAGACTGGGCGATGCAAGTATTTATGCATTATGTAGATGCAAATGGACCAAACAAAGATTGTTATTTAGATCGTAGAAATCTTCCGGGTGCTAAAAAATGAAGTTTAAACAAGAGGCAAAAACAGGAAAAATTGTAATTCTTTTTACTTGGAGAGAAAGAATAAAACTTTTATTTAAACCAACGATAACGCTAAGCTTTGAGGGATCTAAGCATGCGATTAATCATTTAATAAGATGCTTGTTTGAATGGGTTCCTAATTTACCTAAAGAGCTTCAAAATAAAATGTCGGATGGAAAAGAGGACATTAAATAATAAGTCACGATTTATAATTAGTTGTTGATCCTCCTAAAAGGTGTTATAAATTTTAAGCTATGTTACAGAAACTAAGATTTTTACCAGGAATCAATAAACAAGTCAGCTCCTCTGGCGGTGAAGGTCAATGGGTTGATGGAGATAATGTAAGGTTTCGTTATGGTAAACCAGAGAAAATGGGTGGTTGGGCACAACTAGGCGGAACTAAAATTACAGGTCGAAACACTTCCTTACATCATTTTGTTACAAAAGATGGTATTAAGTATGCAGCGTTAGGAACAAATAGAATATTGTATGTTTATTCTGGTGGTGTTTTTTACGACGTTCATCCAATAAAAACAACAACAACATTGACAAGTGCGTTCAGCACCACTAATGGTTCAACATCTGTTACTATAACTTTTGCAAGCGCACATAATATTACAAATATTGGTGACATTGTTTTACTAGATAATTTTTCTTCTATCACTAACTCTAATTTTAGTGCGTCTGATTTTAACGATGTAAAATTTGCAGTAACAAGTATACCGACTAGTACAACAATTACAATTACTATGCCATCAGCAGAGTCTGGTTCTGGTGCAACTACATCTGGAGGTATAAGAGTTCAACATTATTTCCCTGTAGGTTTAGCCTTAGAAACAGCAGCAACCGGTTGGGGACTTGGACAGTGGGGTGGTATCGCTTACGGACAGTTTACATCAACTTTATCATCATCCTTAAATTCTAGTGCCACAAGTTTAACGATGGCTAGTTCAGTTTCGTTTTCATCTTCTGGAACTGTTTTAATAGATGACGAACTTATAACTTATACTGCTAACGATGATTCTGGAACCTTATCAGGTTTAACAAGAGGCGCACAAGGAACAACAGCTGCATCGCATGATTCTGGAGCAACAGTTACAGATGCTTCTAATTATTCTGGTTGGAACAGTGCACCCTCTGGTGATATTGTTAATCCACCCGGCATGTGGTCACTTGATAACTTTGGTAGTTTACTTATTGCAACTATTAATGGTGGTGAAACATTTAGTTGGGACTCAGAAGCAAGTGCTGCAAACTCAACTCGTGCAACAATATTAGCAAACGCACCTACGGCTTCTGCTTTTACTTTAGTTTCAACTCCTGAT